GAAGCAATGGCTAATGGTGCAAGAAATCCAGACACGAAGTATTCAGCAATGATTGGTGCAGTTTTAAACACTACCTGTGCGATTGCTGCGGCTCTTTGGGCTTCAAACTCTTTTGTACGCAGTTCCTTTTCTTCCTGCTTCCGTTTTTCGTTGATCTCCATCACTTTCTGCTCATTGTCACCTGCCAGACGGAGTTCAGCATCGTACCTTTTGTTTAATGCCGTCAATTCGTTTTGTGTCTGTTGTTGCATCAGGTTCATGAAACCATCCAGAACGGCAGAAGCTACCTGAGATGCAGCCTGCACCCTTTCGACATCCTTCTTTTTTTGGTCTTCCTCATCTTTTTTACGTAGGTCTTTCAGTTCCTTGTAAAGCTTTGCATTGTCTGCAAGAATCTTAGCGTTGGCATCCAAGGCAGATTCAACCCCGTTGTTGGCGGCTTCATCGTTGGACTTTATGATTTCATCATTGGCGGCTATTTCATTCAGAATTAGTTTTTCTTTCCGTTGCGAATCAGTCAAGACCTCAGATTCAATCGAAGCCTCTTGAATCATTTTATTCCGTTCAATGGCTTTCAGTTTAGCCTCGTAGATTCCTTGTTGTACTTCATCCTCACCTTTGACACGGGTTTCACGATCTCTGATTCCGGCATCAATGTATTCCTGGGTGATCTCTTGATTTTGAGTCTTGAGAATTTCAGGAAGAAGTTTTGCCTTGTCTTTAGCTTGCTGAACTCCCAATTTTGCAGAGTTCTCTGAAATCTTTAAGAGTTTCACATTCGTTGCAAATTCCAACTCCATTATGGCTATTTTCTGACCATCAGCCCCGACCGTTTGTTTAATCTTTTCAGCCGTGATTTGCTTTTCAAGTTCGAGTTGATCGACCTCAGCATTGTATTTTTCTTGATTCATTTTTGCCATTTTTTCAGCATTTGCTTTGGCCTCTTTATCGGCCTTTTCTTTTGCTTTTTGTTTGGCATCTTCCAAGGCTTTTTGCTTGGCTACATAGGCTGAATAGATTGCTTCTGTTTTTGTAGTTGCATCTCCTCGTTTTTTTATTTGCTCAGTTGTTGCGGCGATTTCACCGTTGTAATTAGCAATTTCAATATTTAGTTGCTTTACATCTTTTACGGCTTGTGGATTACTTTGAACTTCACCAAAAAAACCCGTAGTGCCTTCCTTAACCTTTTGTTGTGCCTTTTTCAATTCATCTTGTGCGGTCTTTAATTTTGCTTGCCTTGATTTTAAAAACTTATCCAATTCCTCATCAGTATAATTTAAAACCATGTCATTGAAGTACTTGTAGGACTCTAATTCAACGCTTGCGTATAGTTCCGAAGATGTTTTGCCTCCTGCAAATATCCTGTTAATATCATCCATAAATTGGGATGTTGTATTAAGTGCCTCGGTCAGAATTGGACCTAAAAGCGTTCCTATTTTATTTAAAAAGCTATCCCATGCATCCCCTAGGTTGTTTACCTTTCCTCCAAGTGTATCTGATACTGCGGCTGCAGCCCCTGCCACACCGTTGTAATCGCCAAGGCCAACCAAATATTCACGAATAGCGGCATTATTGTTTTGAACTTGGGTTTCTACTCCCTTAAAAGTGAATATTACCTGATCACCTGCTTTTTGCGCCCTTACTCCAAACTCTTTAAGTCGTTCAAACTCCCCAACCTGGGCATCAATGATCGCCTCCGCTAGTTGGTCAAATGACTTGCCGGTTGATGATGCCAAATCGCCCAACTTACGCATCTGGTCAATTGTTGGAGTGAATCCCTGATTAGCCAGTTTGACAAAAGATTCAGTTAATTCACTTACGGCAAATGGTGTAGTCTTTGCAAACTCCTTAATATTTTCAAGGGCCACAGATGCAGCCGCACCACTTCCTAATGTGTTTTTTAATACGGCTGATAGCTTTTGAAATTCAGCAGTTACATTGAATACTTGCTTACCAAATGCCATTACAGATGCAACAGAAAACGCTCCTGCCATAAGTGGGCCTAGCTTACTTGCCATGCCCCCGACATTATTCAATCCACCTGCAACTTTGTCCGTTGAATTCTTTCCTTCTTTTCCAGTTTTTTGGAGTTCGTCATTCAGCTTTTGGGCATTTGTGATTGCATCCTTTTCTGCCTGAGTTAGTTTGTCAAAACCATCTTTGGCTTTCTTTACATCACCTTCCTTAATGATGTATTCGACAACAATCTGATTGGTACTTAAGGTACTCATTTTTTCGCATTGGATTTGTCAGCTTTCAGTGATGCTACCCAATGCGAGTACATCAGGTAGTAAGTATAGAGGGGTTGTTCGACCAATTCAGAAAGGTCTGTTCCCATTCCTTTTGCAAAGCTAAGATTTTCACCGAATCTTCGTTTGAAGTCTCGGAGGCTAACAATGTAATATGATGCTCTAACATCTTTAAATTCATCAGAGTTTCCCCCGTTAAATAAGTGTTCAAACTCCTCTGTAATTCGTCTCCAGTAGTCAGATATTGATTTTCCGGCAACGTCAAAAAAAAAGTAGGCACATCGGCATATTTAGCCCAATGTTCAATCTTTGACTTGTTATAATCGTGCTGATAGCTGAACGGATTTTCAATCTCGTCAAAGTATTTGACCGTTGCCAGTTTGATCTGGATCTGGACAGATATAGCCAGTTCTTTGCGTTCTTTCAATCTGGCGTTCAATATACCGATCTCAATTAGTTTCTTGTTGGTCTTGATCTTTTCGGATTCCAGAACGGCATCAACGGCTTTGCAATGGCTATCCAGGTAAACCGGATTAACTGCCGCATCCAACTCCCGGTAAATGTCAATGGCTGCATGCATCCGTTCATAGGGGATGTTGATGTCATGCCCAAAACAGAAGTAATTCCGGTTTCCAGAAGTAAACGCAAACTTGATCTTATCCCAATGCTTCCGGTCGGCAGTCCCATTGTATTGCGGGGTTACAGGTTGATCTTGCTGCGTAAGTATGCCAGTAGTTTGAGGCTCATGTGATTTAGTCCAAGGCCAAATATTGAAAGCCATATAGGTTGATTAAAGTAAAATATTGAGATGATAAGGTATTGCCATGCACCCGAACAAAAGAGGCATTCACCGAGAGGCTTTGCGATGTTTTCGGGCAGTTCTTGGAGTTGCTTTAGATACCATTGGAAAGGCGGCATATGATCCATCAGATAGTCCAAGAACAATGATAGCATTGCCGACAGTATCGCAATCTGAAACAGGGCTAATAATGCAGCATCCTCTGCGCTTGCCTCCACAATTTGATTCATAGTTTGTCATGGTTGATTAAAAGAAAAGGATTGCGAGAATGACAACGATTGAAAGAATCAATAGGATTTTAAACGCTGATTTAGTGTCGTTGTCTGGCTTCGGTTCATCCTGATTCAGCATATCAACTGCCTCGTCATGCGTGAAAACTTTAAGACCGTTAACTATTCTCATGTCAGTAACCTTCCGGCAGTTCGTTGTAGAAAGCATTCACGAAAGCAACCGTTTCATCTGTTGAACCGTTCGCCACATTAAATGAAATGCAATTATACATCTTTCCGTCAATTGCAACAAAATTCAATTCCTGCAAGGATGGATTCAAGAACCGGATTTCATACGGGCCACCAAAGCCGGAAAAGAACCCTTGCGGAATTAATGTGTTATCCAGATCAATCTGGATGTGCGTACCACCGATGACCTCAGAGGTTTGATAGGTCACATGGTTCTGACCATTGCTAATCCTGATCTTAACCGTTTCATCTGGATATCCAATCGGAAGGTAAACCAGGAGGGTTTCAAAGCAGGAAATCAGAGGCTCACAGATGGAGTAACAGGTTTTACAGCAGTTCATTTTGTTCAATCAATTTCGTAATCGGTTGCAATTTCATTAAAATTAGTGAAAACAAAATATCTGAACTCATCGAGACTGTGTGATAGGTTCGGGTTCTTCAGCTTCCACGGGTCAAGACTTCCTTTTCGGTCGACCTGGGCTTGCTTTAAATCCTCAATCAGCAGGTCATTTTCTTCCGCTATCCTGACATTACATCTTTGCAGAACCATGTTAGTGATGACTCTGGACTGGATATGTGACGGGTTAGCAGGTGCGACCTGAATCTGCATATCATTCAACTGCAGATGTGATTTAATGGCCGTGTAGGCTGAGATATTATCCGATGTGAATGCTGACTTGTTTTGCCCGGATGCATCCCCGTTGATGATGAACTTTGCTTTTGGGAATTCAGCCTTGATCGTTTCACAAAGTATTTTTAGATCCCCGATTCGGTATGTCTTAATCTTATTGATCGTGGCGTAATACTTCTGGCCTTTGACGTTCTTCAGAAACTGGTAGACTCCGCAGGTGTTGGTCACGTTGAAGTCAAATGAAAGGTATATTTCAAACTGAGGGTTGATGTTGATCCTACCCTTTACAACGTGCTTGTCGGCCTCGAAAGAATAGGCAAAGGTTGAATCAACATCTTCAACTCCCCAATCGCCCAAGGCCCAGACCTTATACCTTCTCTCGCCTTCCAGACCGTGACCTTTGATCCGCAAAAGGCGTTCGTGTAGGGCTTCCCGGTCGATTGTGTAATTGTCCCAGAAGGTTGACTTGTGGAATAGGCAATCGGGTTTATCCTTGTTCTCATCCACTTCCCGTTTCAGCCAATGGTTGATGGATTCAGGATTCCAGTCCATTATGAGAGATATGGGAACGCCTGTTTCACCTCGTAGGGTTGTGTCGATATAGTCCACATCTTCACGAGTGAATTGGTTAGCTTCGTTTAACCAGGCAATGTTAGCCCCTTCCACGCCCTTACCCTTTTCTGCCTTGTCCATTCCCAATCCTCTGAACCAATTACCCGTGTGCTTATTGATGATCTCAAAGTGATTCTTTCGGATGATGAAATCATTCTTGAAGTTCTTATAAATCAAGTTTGTCAGCAGAGTAAAGGTAGAGCCTTCAATGTCGGAATAGACCTTTCTGGAATGAATCACATTGAACTGGTAAGGCTGAAAGGAATGGTAGATTAGCTTTCTAGCAATGTTGTGACTCTTGGCTGATTGCCTTGTCCCGTAATGGCCCTCCTTGGTGTAGAGAGTTTCTACGAAAGGCCAGTACCACTTTAACCACCATTTACGGTCGAATTCGTAATTCATTTGCTAATTTATTTCGGGAAAAAGTTAGCAAACAAACTATTTTTCTGGTGGTGGTTCTGGTCCGGTTATTCGAACAGTAAGTTCTGGCGGTGTAGTTTCTATTTCCTGCTTATCTCTCCACTCTTCCTTAAATCGGTTTTTCATGTTGAAAATCCAGATAGGGGCATTTATTGAAGTTTCGACCAAAACGGTATTTCCGTCTTTATCTCTGGTCATTTCCTTCTTATTGAGGATGTTTTCAATGGCTTGAGTCTCCCACCAAAACCTGTTTTTATCCAAGGCTTTTTTTCTTGAGTCGGAAAATTCTGGATGAACTTTTACCCATTCATACAAAGTATCCTTACAAGTGTCTGTAACTGAACCAAATGATTCAAAGGAATATCCTTTCGCCATGTGGTCAATAAGCATTTCACAAAACTTCGGGTCATAGCTTGTGGGCCTTCCTGCTGGCATAGTTTAACATTTTAAGTAGTGCCGTTCTCACGGTAAATGATTTGAATTGACTATTTCTTCTTTGTCGGCTTCTTTGCGGTCTTTGCAGACACTTTGAAGTCCTTCTCTGACGGTGCGGCCTTTGAACCAACACGGTTCATCTTCTCGCCTGAACCTGCTTCAATGCGTTTCTTCTTTGCGTTGATGTTAGCGTATAATCCTGGTTTCATTTTTTATGTTCGTTTAAATTTGACTGCTTTCGATTTTACCGATTTCTTACCTTCACATCCCCAAGCTTGGCGGCTGAGGTCGTTCGGGCATGGTGGATTCTTGCACTTCTTGATTCCGGCTGATCTGGCACAATAGGAGTCACCTTTGGCCGTGCCGGGTGCGATGGAATAACCCTTTGCCCCGAACTTGACGGTTTTGTCACCTATTGTTTTTTTAAACTTCTTTTCAGCCATTTTACATTTTCTTTTTGCTCGGCTTCTTCGCCTTGCCTGCCGTGCTAAGTGCGATTGCAACGGCTTGCTTTTGCGGCTTGCCTGACTTCATCTCTGATTTGATGTTGGATGAAATGGTTTTAGCTGAACTTCCTTTTTTGAGTGGCATAATTGAAATCGTTTTCGCAAATATAAAAAAACCCTCAATTAAGAGGGTCTTGTTTTTTCAGTTCTGAAATCATGTTTCGAATTGCTAGTTTTAATCTGGCTTCATGAATGAGAGGCACACGGAAGGCGATTGTCGTGGTTGGCTCTCCGGCCTTGCGTCCGCATCCTGCTTTACGAGGGCCGTCTTTTGGGATTCCTTTAGGCATTGGATTGATTAATCGTTTTCATCCCATTTTGATTTTCTAAGTTCAAAAATACCGACATAGGCAGGATATTCTCTCATAAATTTTCTGGCGTAAAATGGCTTAAAATTGTTATTAAGTTTATATCCATCATTTCCATGTTGCATTATTTTTAGCCATCGAATTTGATTGTAAATCAACTCTGCTGAAATTTTATTCAATCCTCTGTTGATTAGTTGAAATGAAAGGTTTTTAAAATTGTCCCAGATATGAGGATTTTCAATATCGTATTGACAGAATTTGCGGTCAAGTTCTTGATTTTCCATAATTGTTATTTGATTAAATCGGTTCTTGTAATAGTGTATCCTGCTTTGCGGTAATTGCGATAGTCACCAGATGAGATGCACTCGGCATTCTCAGGCAGACCACCGAGGAACTTTATTGCGGCTTCTGGATTACCGAAGGCTTTGTCTCCGGCTGTTTTCAGAACTTCCAATGTGTTGGCGTTCTGGTCGATTTTTACTATGAAAGGAATGAAGGTGTTCATGGTTATTTTATTTTTGATTGTTAGAAGTTAAGACCTTTGTTATTCATATAATCGAATCTGATTCCTTTATTTTCTTGAAAACATTTCATTGCGAACCAAGAAGCGACAAACATTTTGTCATCTTTAATTTGAACTACTGATTTTGGAAACCAGAATTCTCTTTCATAAGCAGTACGACCCCCAAATGAATCAGCTAAAGTTGATACTTTAAGAGCCTTCTCAGACTCTTGAACTATTGTGAAATTTGCTTTGATGTTGATGAAATTAAAGTTTTGCGTTGCCATGTCTTTTTGTTTACATAATTTTTAGGTTAAAATTTGCCTTATGGTACTGAAACATTTCACTCTTGCAGAATTTGATTCGAAAGATTCCCCTGGTTCTGGTTCACAGATGCAGCCTGATTTTTTGACCAAACTAGACAAGGCCCGTTCATTGTGCGGAATTCCTTTCAAGATCAATTCAGGTTATCGAACTCCTGCTCATAACAAGGCGGTCGGTGGTGAACCGAATTCATCGCATACCAAAGGTTGGGCGGCTGACATCGGCTATTCGTCCGGAACGGAAGGTTATCGCATCCTTTGCTCACTTCAGGCGGTCGGGTTCAACCGGATTGGGATTTATAAATCATGGATTCCTC